CCGGAATCTCAAGATTTAGTATGTCAACATAAATATGGGCAATGCTAACAACCGTCTCCGATAGAGACGGTGTTCCAGCCCCACTGTTGAGCAGTATGTCATGAAAGCTATTGCTTTCCTCAAACTCAAAGTTGAGTTGATCTACAAAAATATTAGGCATGTTTGTTTATGCCCCCGTCCTCCTGATGGCAAATTGTTCTAGGAAGATACGCTTCTGGGACGACGAGGCATTCTTCGTTAGGTTGGAGTAGGTGATAATCTTGAAGCCTGCGGTGGCAACGGCGACCCCTGAAACCGCCTGCACCATATTGTAGTTGAATCCTGTCTGGTATGTATCAATGGTTCCTGCGGTAACTCCGTCAATAGCGATAGTTATGATTCCGGTAGATGCCAGCTTGGTACACATCGTCTCGAACGTCCAGGTGCCAGTACGCATGTATAGCCCGACAGTCCAAACCGAATCGTCAGCTATAACAAGCTGACCACCGTGAAGTGAGGCCCCGTCAGCGTTGAGTGCACCACTCCCGGACGAAAAGGTAAGTCCTAGGAAGGGCACAACGCTGTAATTGTCTGAGGCGGGTGCGATTAGTGTCCCGTCTGCATTATGGGAAACCAATAGATATGTATTTAATTCGTCACCCCAGGTATTAATATCTCCTCCGGGTGTAGGTAGGGTAGCCATTCTAACTCCTAACTTGTCTGATTAGCTATCAATTCGACATTTAGATTTGAATAATCAACTATAGCAGATGCCTCAAGTGTGGTTAGTGCTATCTTTTCCACCTTTGGTGACGCTGCTGTTTCGGTTACATTTGTATATGTACGTGTTGCAATGAGGGTTGAACCCTCCTTTAGGTTCACAGTAAAGTCCAGTGTTTCATCCCCATCCTTATAAAACTGAATATTAATATAATGTTCAGTATCAATACCAGGATCGGAGGCAGGAGCCAATTGAATTATGGCCTTGTCATTTGATGGATTGTTTCCTGACCTAATTGTCTCAGTTGGATATCCGGTAGCCACCGCCAACTCATCAATCTTTTCATAGAGTGGCGGCACTGTCCATGTTCCAGTTGAAATATCCCCAAATGGAACCACTGTGAAGTGGATGGAATCATCTAGATACTGTTGTGCAAACTGGGAAACAAAATCGGTTTCAGCGATGGCCTCAACCGCCGTTGAAGGAACGGTAACCCCTGAGTTCAATAGGGACTCAAGATCGGTAACCTCAATTGTTGGTGTTCCGGACCCACTGTTGCTGTCACTTTCCGCAGTTGCCTCAGCCATTGTCTGGCTTGAGGCGGATGTGTTAGTTACGGATTCAGCAATTGCCTCGGAGAAGGAATGGGTTCCTGTTCCTGTGTTGTCAACTGTGTCACCAGGCTGAGCCTCCGCAATAGTCTGGCTTGATGTGGCACTATTGCTTGTTGTTTCCGCAGTGGCCTCGGAGATGAACTGCGTTCCAGTTCCAACGTTGACCATGCTAGGCTCAGGAATTGTGTCCGTAATTCTGAGCGTTGCTGTTCCGGTATTGTCAACTGTCTCCGCAGTTGCCTCGGAAATTGCTGGTGTGCCTGTGCCTGTGTTGGAATCAGAGTCAGTCTCAGTCTCAACGGTTCTGATTGTCGCCGTTGCACTGTTACTTATAGTCTCCGCAGTCTTCTCAACAATTGTTGGAGCGCCTGTTCCGGTGTTGGCCTCAGTCTCAGACTGGAAATCAGAGATTAGAATTGTTGCAGTTGCACTGTTGCTGTCAGTTTCAGCGATTGCCTCAGACAGATTCTGTGAGCCTGTGCCCACGTTTGTCATTGCTGGTTCAGGTTCAAGCTCCGTAATTCTATGAGTTGCTGTGCCCTGGTTGCTTACTGTCTCGGCAGTTGCATCCGTAATTGTTTGCGATCCAGTACCAGTGTTAGATTCTGTTTCCGCTGGCGCATCTGTGATTCGTGTTGTAGCAGTCGCAGAATTGCTTACTGTTTCTGCTGTAGCCTCTGCAAACGTCTGGGAGCCAACGCCAGTGTTGGATTCTGTTTCTGTGGAACGCTCAGTTGTAAGAGTCTGTGTTGCTGTTGCGCTATTGCTGACTGTCTCAGCAATTGCCTCTGTAGTATTTTGTGAACCTGTTCCCTGGTTAGACTCAAGCTCGGATTGTGACTCAGTGATTCTGGTTGTTGCGGTTGCAGAGTTACTGATTGTTTCGGCTGTAGCCTCGGAGAATGTCTGGGTTCCAGTACCACTCTGATTGTCACTTTCCGATGTTCGCTCTGTGCTGAGTGTCTGACTTGCTGTTCCAGTGTTTGTGAGAACATCGTTAACACTTGGTGTAATAATGGTTTCATCAATTGCGATTGTTGCTGTTGCGGAATTAGAAACTGTTTCAGCAATTTTCTCAACAATTGACTGACCATCACCCATTCCATATGGTCCCCCACCGTATGCCCCTCCACCGTATGCCCCAGAGGTACCACCTTGGTTGGTAACTATTTCATAATCATACTGTGTTATAACTTGTGTTGATTTCGGCGGCGAAGGAGTATATGTGACATTCACACTGTCAACATACATCTTTGCTCCGGAATCATTGGCGTGGTGACTGCTTGCCAAAAGGGCAAACTGATCGGCAGTTGTGCTTGGTGGATACAGTGAATCCGTAAATGATGAGTTGAATGAGGTTGGTTCTGTAGTTCCATCTAGCCATACCTTATATGCAAAATTATTATTCTCTACTACTATTCTGCACCAGAACCATTGATCCGGAATTGGAGGGCCTATGATTGTATATCCAGCATCCCCGGCCAAGTTAGTCTGAGTTATGTCCACTATGCTGTTAGTTAATCTATAATTAGGTGGACTTCCGCCCAATTCGTTCATCATTCTATAAACAGTTGTTCCATTGCTCCTAAAATAGAACCATAGTCTAAGAACATTTGATGGTGGCTGAGTATAAGTGATCTTGAATCTATAAAGGGCGCTTAGGTTTCCTACTCCACCAATGGCTCCTCCGATTGAAGTAGCTGTTGGGGCACCAGCATTCGAGAATACCAGGCTGCCGCCTGTAATATCTACATTGGCTGCTGTTCCCCCGATTGTATAAACAAATCCGGAATCAGATGTTCCTGCGCCATCTGTTACAGAACGATTAAATTCATCAAGGAGGGGAGTAAATGTGTATGGGGAGCCAGGAGGTAGCGACTCCGCAACAGACTCGACCAATGTCTGGGATGCTGTCGCAGAGTTGGATACTGTCTCCCTTGTTGCCTCAGCCGTAAGGGCGTTGGTTGAGGAACCGGAGTTATTAACTGTGTCCCCATACAGATCGGTTAGTGTCTGTGTATCAGATGCACTGTTGGAATCCGTATCCGCAGTTGCGTCAAGGGCAAAGTTCTGGGATGCCGTCCCCTGGTTATCCTTATTCGGTTCCCTTGTTACCTCGGCGGCAAGGGCTGTTGTTGCGGAACCAGACTGATTTACACCCTGGGCCTCAGCGGTAGTTATTGTTTGGGATGCAGTCCCGGTATTATCAAGGGTGTCAATTTCACCCGCAAATGCAGGCGCGGCAATAACACCAAAGGGTCTTGGCTTAGAAGGAAATCCTCTACCGAAAACTGGCATTTAGAAAAATGCTCCCATTGCTACGGACTGGGCATCAATTACCTTTGTATTCGCAAAGGCCGCAAGGATGGGAGGATCAGGCGCAGGACGAACAGCAATTGTTATCGCTGCATCTCTGGCGTTAGATGTATCCATTGTGAATGCACCAACATCTTCTGAGGATGCATTAAGTTGTCTAAATGCCACGGCAATTTCAATTTCCCCAATTGTGCTTGTGTCCGCCGTTGCGGCATCCGCATAACTACCATAGTTTGTTGGGGCGGACGTAACTCCTGTCCATGAGCCAGTGGCGCTTGTTTCACCTGAAGCCGCAACTGCTATCCAAAGGGTATCCTCAGAGGCCCATCCGGCAGGGTCAAATGAAGCCGGGTTAGCTGTACCGGCGGCGCTTGTGGCATAACTTCCTGCTTCCGGAGGAGTTGAGGCGTGCGCCCCAGGGATAGACATTAGACACATTGAGGCACCACCAGTGACGGTTGCCGCCTCCGTCACAGTAAATGTACCAGTCTCGGAGCCGGTACTCCATTTATAGGCACAGCCAATTGCCACAGTAGTTGTGGTAGAGAAGTCACCAAACTCCGTGAAGCTTCCGCCCCACGCCGACCACACCGTATTGGCTGTGGCTGATGACTGGTAGGCTGCAACAATGGCGATCAAAAGATCGCCTGAGTTTTTAGTCAGAGATGATAGGTTCGGGAAGGTACGTGTACCAGATGCGCCTACCGCATTTGTGAAGAGTACGCGAGACGCCCCCGCAGTTGGAATCGTAGGGAACGTCATTTTTCAACCTCCCTACTCTTCTAATGCCCACGCATGTTCTACTGCACCCGTTCTTACTAGCCTCTTCTTCTTGGAGTATTCCTTTGTCTTCCAAACCAATACATCATCATCATCGGTTACCCCTACTACTCTCTTGCCAACCACCTCATAATCATGCTTGGCTTGCTCCATTGCTTCCTTTTTGGTTGCATAATTAGCCTTATATAGTTTTTCTGGGGCTGTATCTGATGATGGATCAGCTTCATTCCATACCAATGAGTACATTTTATCCCTCCTCAAACTCTATATATGCCTGGGCATTTACTGACGCCGCAGCCGTTAATCTAAGAAGCAAACCGTCTGCCGTAACAGTTTCCTCTGGCTCTCTTCCTAGAGGAAACTGCATTGCAAGTCCTGTCTGTGGGTGAACCCTCCATCTTTTCCAAGTTGTAAGGGTCGTAGGTTCAGTTGAATAGTTCTTGTTACATGTTGCCTGAACCGTTCTTGTTGCGCCACCAGTCTGCACGATAGTCACAGAGGAACTTCCTGTACCGTTACCAGCCTGGGTTGAATAGCAAAGCTCAACCAATACCGGCGTGGCGGTAGATGATGTTCCATCAAATGACACAGCAAGCTCAACGATTCTGAGCAGGGCATTAGAACCTGCGATAACATTTAGAATTGTTTTTGCGGTTGCCGCAGAGAGAGCTACGTCTCCGCCCGTTTCCGCCGAATATCGTGCTGCCATTTTATGTCTGCTTATCTCTTAGAGTTACAAGGTAGGACTCACCTGATACGAATGTTCTTGATGTGTTGTTGGCTGTGTGATATGCAGTTGACACATACAGGAACAATGTTCCAGTAAACGTTGATGCAACAGACGCCAAGGCAACGTGGGATACAGGAACGTTTCCTGTGAATGCCCCGAATGTCTTCTGTGTGGCTGTAATCTGCTGATCACCTACGTCTAGAGCCGGTGAACCCCAATCGGTTGCAGAAATCTGTGTTCTGGCATAACCGTTTGTGTTGATGGTTACCGCCTCAGTGATAGTCGCCAACGTTGAAGTCTTAACTGGCGCTGAGCCTCCCGCCATGTTTAGAAGGAAGAGCCACTTGTTTAGGTTGGACTGTTCCCTTGCCCAGACGTTAAGCATGTGTGCCTGACCGTCGTTTGTAAGGGCATTTGGTGAGTAGAATTCCGAATCAAAGATTTTCTTACCTTCAATGTCAAAAATCTCCTCCCGCATTTCAAACGCAAGACTGTCAGCGTGGACAATGTTTCTAGCTGGCTTTAGAATCTTTGGAAATCTCATAGTGCTTATTCACCTCCTTGAATGTCTTCTGATGGGTACTCCTCAAATGCACGCACTTCCTCAATAAGACTGTCGCTCATTGTAACCGTGCGTCTTTCACCGCACTCGCGGTCGGCACAATATTGAACCTCATATGGTTCATCATGCTCAATTGGATCAAATGAATAAAATTGTGTAAGCCATTCATGCTTATGCTTGCTCATCTGGTACTTCCTCCTCATCTACATGTGTAATGTTTCCATCGTCATCCCTAACAACTGTTTTTCTTATCTTTTTAGATGGAGTCTCCGAGGCCTTTACTTCCACATTAACAACAGGTGGTTCCTGTGGCTTAAGACTTTTCTTAATCTCCTCAACTTCAGACAAAACTGCCTTAGTCATTTTAGCAGTTTCTTTGTCCTCTTCTGAGGTTTCATTGTTAACAATTATAATTCTTTCCCTGTCGTTATAATATCTGCCTTGTTCATCGATTCCAGCCTCCCCAAACTTTGCGTCCCTTTGCTTTGGCTTAGTTGGCATACCTGAATTCTGGGCTGCCGGATCAACCTTGTGTCCCTTAAGGGCCGCTGATTCCCTAAGCTTCTGAAGCTCATGTTCATTGGCTGCCTGCTCCTGCTCGGCAAGCTTCTCAAGATTTCTCTGTGTTTCCTGCCATGACAACAGCGGGATACCCAACTGGTCAAGCATTTCACGAACGTCAACCTCTGGAACCCCACCATTCTTGTTGGCGATGGCCCCAATGATTGCACGCATTGTTTCAGTATCACGGGAGTCAAATCCGGTGGTTACCTTCTCAGCCTTGGGACCACCAGGGCCGAAGTTAACCTCTAGCAACTGAGGGATCATATAGCGATTGATAAGATCGTCAATCTCCTCCATTACGATAGCCTGGGACTCCTGGAATATGTCGCCAAACTGCTCGGCAACATTTCTGGATGACTGTCCGCCCTGTCCCTCAACAAGGGACTGTTCCGGAACCATCATTGATCGTAGCTTTAGAACGTCGAGGTACTTGAATGTTGTGTCCAAGGCATCGAAGTTGGCCTTGCTCTCCAACTGTTGAATCTCCCACTTCTTCTGGGTTGTGATCCTATCGTCCGCCATATTTGTGTGGGGATCAGATGGAAGGGAACCGTTGGCACCTGAACGCATTTGTTCAGCGAAGGCCAATGCCTCCGGTGCATAGTCAACAGGATTTCCATCGGCGTCAAATGCTGTTTCCCCAGGATGGTATACAACCATTGGAGGATCGGCCCAACGCTCAAAGGCTCGGTCAGCTAGACCGAACTTGTACCAATAGCTCCACCAATATCTGTAGGCATAGCCTAGGCGTGGGTATCCCCATAGGGAGCCATATACTGAGTCCTTTTCATTGGTTGCCCACAATGCCCAGTCAAGAGGAACATCGGCCACCTTACTTGAGGAGTTTCCTCCGAACTCCCGGAGGGGCTGTCCTGATGTACCAAAGGCACCTATACCTGAGTTAGGTGCAAAGTCAATGCCGTTGAAGTCACCCTTGGCGCTCCAATGCGGGGTAACAAAGCGCGGATTAAGTGCCAGGAAGGGCTTCCAAACTAGGGCATCAACACTCTTGCTGTCCCATACTGGTAGCTCTGGCTGATCTGGATTGTCCCTGTCCACATAAGTCCAGTCTGGATTTTCATATTCAAATCTCTTGACCATGGCAGAGTAGCCAAAGGAAAAGCAGTTGGTGTACGCCAAAATGAGTCGTCCATAAATTCTCCTCAAACAGTTGTCAACGAATGCCGCCCGTTTTGCATCGGTGCATCTGATATACCATGGCGCTCTAACGAGTGGCACCTTGATAAACATCAGTCCGAACGATAAGATAGGGTCCCTTTGCATCTGTTCCAGCTTGCTAAGGGAAATCTTGGTCATATCAAATGGCTGACCAAGAAGGTCAGACATTGAATTCCAGTTAACCCACTGGTCCGATGCCGATCTAGTAGTAGGCCGTCTGTCCTGTGCCAGTCTCTTCTTTAGACGATCTTCAACGCTACCGTTTCCATTGGAATCAGCAAATTTTGCAATTCTATTGAATTCAGATGAATCTATAGTCATATATTATCTCGGCATATATCTTTTGGCAGACGACTTTATCGGTGATTTCCACACCGTTTCATGAATATTACCGTCAGTCCTTGGACCGCTTGCTGTGATTGACCCCTTCTTTTCCAATACTTTAAGGTTTTCCATGGTATATCTGAAGTTTGACATGGTGTGGTTGAAGTCATCCACCGGCTTTTCCATCTCATATTCGAATCCCATCTTCTTTGATGGGTAGTGATATGCCTCGGCCTCAATCGGAAACATCTTTACTGCTTCAATATCAACGGCGAATAGATCGTCCTTTAGGATGGCATTGCATGTCTTGATCTGCTCAATGATATCCCTTGTGCATATAAACATACATCTTAGACCCATTCTAATGAAGTCCCTTCTGGCTGCCGCAACGGCGGGGTCGTCAAATCTCCATCGAACCTTCCATTGTGGTCCATATTTTGCTACATAATTGGCTTCCTTAGCCTTAATCAACTCTGCAATTTCAATATTACCAGTTTCAGCACGGTATATTTCATCAAAACACACCCTTGTTCCAGCCTTGAGAAGCTTCATTGGGCCTTCGCTTCTTGTCTGGTTCTTTCCATAGACCATTGTGTCCTGGGCCAGGATTTGATACCAGTTCACGGCTGACGGAGTGGTTCCGCCTCCATAGTCGATGCCCATTACAATTGTCCCAAGGTCAGGAGTAGGGGCGTACCACTTGATTCCATAGCGTTCCAAATCCCATGACTTGAATACCATTCCCCCGGTTTCCGGCTTGGAACATTCCTGCTGAGCCTCCCACTCCTCCTGATCAGAGGACTGGAATCTCTTGTGGGTGTTGTCCAGGTCAACAAAGCCTTGACTCTTAAAGAGCTTCCCCTTGCATACCTCATTGAATCTTCTTGGGCGTCCGTCCTCCCACTTTCCCTTCACCACCATATTGCAGTTGCAAAGCTCTTCCTCAGGCTTGTCCTTATTCTCCGGTGCCTCCCTGCATCCAGGCTGATTCTTTGTTGTCTCATACACACACCATGTGTATAGCTCCCACGGTGGCTTGAACCCCTGCTTTTTAGCCTCATTAATTTCATCAACAAGCTTCTGCATGGGTCCAAAGGGGCGCTGACGTGTTGAGGTAACCCAGTCCTGCGCCTTGATTACAGTCTCACTTCCGTCCTCATTGGTTATTGTTTTGGACTGGGATATATGTCTTGACTGCTGCCATACGTCGGGTGGCATCTGGTCCTGCTCGTCGGCATGGACCTTTTGATTGTGGGGTCCTGACACGGCGGACATTGTTCCTGGGACAATCTCCACCAGGGAGCCATTATCGAACCTTGTCTCTGATTCAATAGTCCTAACAATTTTAGGATGGTCCTTTGGTTCATATACACCCTCTCCTCCGTGGACAATAAGGAACTTCTTGAGGTTCTCATAGGCCCTCTTTGACTGGGCCTCAATGGCACCCACAGTAAGGGACTCACACCCTGGCTTGAACAGGGAGTTTAGAAGGTGAAGGATGGCTGAGCTAGCGGTCTTTGATCCACCACGATTAGCCATGGCAACGGCAGCCGTGACCCTCTCAAAATATAGATCGGCAATAAAACTGAACGGCGCCTGATGGCCGTCGCAAACAGCCACCCTAGGGATGTTCATTTTAAGATGTTTTAAAATCCAGGCGTGAAGTTCATCGTCGGTCTGTGGTCCCTTGACCGCAGATTGCTTTTTAAGTTCCGCTAGATTCTTCGCTAATCTCTGAAGGTCCTTCGTCCCTAACGACTTCAGCATCTCCAATTCGGATGACTCCGGAGTCCCTGAGTTCCCCGAGTTGGTCTGCGACGAGGGCAAGGAGTTCTTCTCTTCTAAGTTGGTCAATCTTTTCCTCTTCTTCCACTGTAATTTTACGCTCCTGCTCCTCAATCCTCATTAGCGTATTGAATGTGGCCGACGCAACCTTCTCCCCACCTTCTAGGACAATATCCCTCATCCTCTGGTAGAATAGATCGGCATCTTCCCGTACCTGCTCGGCTACATGTTCAGAAGCCCGAGGCTTTTTAGGACGGCCGCCCATTTTTCCATACTCGGCACCAGCCCGTCCCTGTTTATGTAATTCAAGCATTCTTTGACGACGGGCTTCCCGCTCCTCGTCTGAAATGTTCACCATTTTTCCCATAACCTATAAAATTGTACCCTTACAGAATCCTTACCCACCTGTAACTAAAAACACTTCTAGGGGTAGGGTCAGGATGCTATAATTTCACCGTACTATAGAGGAGAAGTAGTAATACAAGGAAGTATATGAATAAATTTATCTATTACTACTCTCCTTATAAGTATTTCTTTAAAATAGAATATGATGATTATAACTTATTTATTATCTTCTAATTATATTCTTTATTAATACTTATTATATATAGCGCAGTTGCATTTCTTAACAAAGCCCTTACAGGTTCCTCAGAAGTGGGAGTACAGGGTCATGCTATGATGTTCCCTCTTCTACAGATGGAGGTTAGTTGGACTTTGAACGAAAACTGATAAACGCTACTGCCCAACGAAGTAATGTTGAGTCCCTACTTTTGGACGGAATTTCAGAGACTCATTTTGCTGACGAGGAAAATGTAGCAATCTTTAACTTCATGACGGACCACTTCAGGAAGTACAAAACTTCCCCGTCCCTAGAAGTTGTTAAGGAGGCCTTCCCTGAACACCTGTTTGAAACTGAACAGGACACATTGCAATATCTTAAGGATGAATTTCTAAAGGTAGTTAAAAGACGATATGCAATGCAGGCTATTTGGGACCTTGCTGAAGCTGTAGATGATAAGGAATTAGTGGGTAATATTGATGCCCTATTCCTAGAAAAATCTAGGGAACTTGCACAGATTGTTCCTGTAACACAGCTTAGTAAGTTCTCCGATATGGATAAGAGAATTCTATCCTATGAATCAGGGGATGATATTGTTGATGGAATCTTCATGGGAATTCCTGACTTTGACTTCCTTACTTCCGGAATTCAGGCTCATGAATATGTAACAATTTCCGGATTCTCAGGGACAGGTAAGTCAACCCTTGCACAGTGGATGTTATTCAATGCATATATGCAAGGAAAAACACCCATGTATATCTCCCTTGAAATGGAGGCAAAGGCCCTTCTTAGAAAGTGGGATACCATGGCAATGAACTTTGAATATCATCGACTGAAAAGGCAGAGACTAAGTGAAGAGGATATTGAACGCTGGAAGGAACGGGCTGATGCTGTTAAAAGCGCAGATAATGATATCATCATTCTGGATGATGTCGCTGGCTGCACTGTTGACCGCGTATATGCTGAGCTTACTAGGTATCAACCCGATATTTTGTGCATTGACTACATCACTCTTATGGATACACCTCGCTCTGCTGGTGGAACGCAGATGTGGGAGAAAGTCGTCACCCTTACCCGACAACTCAAACAGACAAGTCGGACTCTGGGAATTCCTATCATAGGAGTAGCTCAGACAAACAGATCAGGATATCAAACAGGCGCTCAGTTGGACAACATTGCGTTCTCCCAGAGCATCGTGAACGATTCTGATATAATCCTCGGGTTGGGAGCACCGGACGAGGAGAGCAAGAGGAACAATAAAATGACGGTGCGGTTACTTAAAAACAGGGACGGACAGGTTAAGGAAACTGACCTACTATGGAAGATGGATACCATGGAATTCGGCCCGTGGAAAGAGGCTTACGCCTTTACTAACTAAGAAGGAGAGTAACAAAGTAAATGAAAAAGCTAATTGCTTTTATCACAGTGGGGGTTGCTTTAGTTGCCGCTTCAGCATCATCGGCCACAGTTGACAAGATTACTATTTGTCACGGAGCAGGGCAGGAGGGAACGACTCAGTATGTCACCCTTGAACTGCCATATGAGGCTGTTTATGGACAGGGCGGTCATTTCAATGAAAATGGAACGACCCAGGCTGGACATGAACAGGATTATCTAGGGGAGTGTCAGGGAACAGAGGAACCACCAGTTGATCCCCCTGTTGACCCGCCAGTTAATCCTCCCGTTGTACCTCCTGTAGTTCAGGACTGTGTATATACGGGTGCCGGTAAGGATGGACAGGTTGATGCATTTGGAGGAAGCAATAATGATTGTGCCCCTCTGCCTGGACCGCCTGTGGTAACAACAACTCCACCAAGTGAACGAACTGTAATTGTGGAGAAGGTAGTCTTTAAGGATAAAATCGTTAATGTCGTAAAGATCAAGTATAAGACAAAGGTCAAGACGGTAGTTAAATACAAGACAATTGTCAAGACGGTGAAGGTGAAGGTATTTGTTCCTAGACCTGACAAGCCAACCGTCAAGAAGTGCCCACCATTCACAAAGCTCTACAAGGGCATTTGTGCCGCGATGGGTAACGGATAAATGAAATACTACGCGGGCATAGGTTCAAGAAAAACTCCTAAGGATATCCTTGACCTAATGCATTCAATTGCCCGTGGCCTGTATCACCAGGGGTATACGCTCAGATCGGGCGGTGCCCCTGGTGCAGATCAGGCTTTTGAATGGGGTGTGTGGAACTCAACACAACGGGAAGTATTTATTAATCCTGGAATAACCCCAACGGAAATCTTTCTTCCTTGGAAATCCTTTGAGGAAGGAACGAGGCCTCCTTTCATTCCAAAGCTAGAGGAACCACAGAAGGAAGCCTATAATATTGCCGCCGAGTTTCATCCCCAATGGAAGTTTCTAAAGTGGGGCGCAAAGAAACTACAGGCACGCAATGTTCATCAAGTTTTGGGGCCGGATGTAACCAATCCAACCCCGTCAGAATTTATCATTTGTTGGACTCCCAAGGCCGCTGGTTCAGGGGGAACAGGACAGGCTATTCGTATCGCCAAAGCCTGGGAGGTTCCTGTTTATGATCTTGCAGATGATCAACAATTATTTGAACTGAAGGTGAGGCTAAATGGAAGCTTTATCATTTGACGATGTTCTACTTGTACCTCAGTATAGTGATGTTCGTAGCCGCAGGGATATTAGTCTTGACTCACTTGTAACAAACAATATTGGAGTCACATTCCCTATTATTTCCGCAAATATGCCGAGTGTTACAGGACCCAGGCTTGCCGCCAACATGTGGCACCTTGGAGGGTTCAGTATCCTTCCAAGATTCAATACCATAGGTGCGGCCGTTATGGATTATAGGGCTGTCGTTCTTGACGGTGCCAATTGTGGTGTATCACTGGGACTTGACTCCGAGGAGACAGGCAAAAGATATGAGGCACTATATAAGGAGGGTGCCAGAATTTTTTGTATTGATGTTGCCCACGGCCATCATGAACGGATGGTCAATATGATCAAAGCTGTTAAAGGATGGTATGAGGATGTGGAAGTTATTGCGGGAAATGTTGCCACTAGTTCTGGTTGCGTTGACCTTGCCGAAGCGGGTGCGGACGCGATCAAAGTTGGTATTGGTCC